AAGGTCGCCAATTTTAAAAAGGTTTTTGAATGAGTCAATCAATCTAGTGATTGAAAATTTATCATTCGCAGACAACTCGTGGATTGTGTGCTTACCTTGTGTCTGTACAAGAACTTCTTGAGTGTTTGAACACTCATCTTGCACAATGATTTCAGTACCTTCAATGTCTGCAATCAGTCTATGACAACTTGATGCAGTTACATCAAAAGGTTTAGTCGTTATCTTAATATTACCATAGGTAAAAGTAATGTTTCCATTTTCGTTAGTTTCTACCTTTGGTAGTTCTGAGTAGATTTTTTTCTTTGCTACTCGCAAAACTAGATTGTTAGCAACCATAGTTGTACTCCTTTGTGTTAATTAATAAATAAATAATATTCATAAGTATTCATATTATTTTTTTATTAGTGTTGGTAAATCGCAACACTCTTTGCGTTAATATTTGAACCACTACATAACACACATTGTTCGCAGGTGGTTCTCTTTCCTGCTTCTTTAGAAGCTGGACAAAGGACTTCATACTTCGTATCAAGTTCTTCGTTCTTTTGTAGGACTCTAAAAGTCCTAAATCCTCTTGACCAAAATTGTTTGGATTCTTCGTAAGAATCTGCACTCATCATACACTGGTCTGTTCTTACATCTGCACTAGCTATGCTAGATTGATGAGTGTAGCCAGTATGTTTCTTAGCTTTGCTAAGTAAACTGTCCCATATGTAGCTAGGTACTGCACTTGGGTCACCATAAGTACCAAGTCTTATGACTTGATTTTCACCTAGACTTTGTATGTCATTATGGTGTTTAACTACAGAGTAGTTACCTTTCATAAATGACTTGTAAACTGCAAGCACACCTTGAAACAATTTAACATAACAAGTTCTGTTAATCGCTTGCTTTCTGTTAGGGTCATTCGTAGGTGTACCTCTGTGCTTACAGTTGCCACAGATTGAATAATCTGCACCAGTCTTACTGGCAAGTAGTGGGTCTATATCACTACGAATGATATAGGTCTGAGCCATATTGCCAGTCTTTTTGTTTTTACTTCCATTGAAGTAAATAACTACAATATCTTTACCATCAATCAAAGATTGACCTTGATATATTATCGTGCCAGTCATATTACAAATCCCATTCGTGATAAGCAAAGTCAATGCTTTGCATTGGTGTCATACCTTTTCGTCTAGCTTTGGTAAAGCTATCTGCGACTTCGTACTCAAGATGATGCTTTTGTGCATCTTTAAACAGTACCAATAAAGATTGGTAATGATGATTTTTAGTTGGCAGTAATTCCACAGGAATTAATTGCGTTAGTGTGTTGTAGTCGTACATAAGCTACCTTTCAGTTGGTCGTTAATATTTAATAAAATAAATAATACTCATAAGTATTCGTATTATTTTTTTATTATTCAAGTCCTTTACACATACCTATTGCGAAGAATGAAATTCCACCAAGTGTGTAACCTATAAAACTTTCTACGAAAGTTGTTGGTTGTTCTACGAACAAAAAACATACTGCACTTGTAAGTGCCATAAAGAAACAAAATGCACTTATCCAAAGATAAGTTGTTGGTTTAAAATTAAACATAGTTTAAATCCTTTCAGTTAGTTATAACTCAACATAATTGAGTTAAATTAGTATGTCAAGTTTTAATTTAAAAAATTAATCGCTGAGTTCTCACTCTCGTTATGCCCTCGCTCATTATGGCAGTTAGCATAGAGCAAGGGAACAACTGGGAAGGAAATCAGAGAGTATTTTAAGTATCTCTATAAAAAATATATAATACTCAAAAGTATTGTATTATATATTTTTAGAGATACTATAAGGTTATTGAAAATATTGGATAATTTAGTGTTGAAAACACCATTGTATGCACTTGCGTAGCACTACACAGACCTACACAGGACTGCACACATACTAATTGTCAAATAATTGACATAGAACAAGGGTAGAACTGTCAAGAAACTGACATAGAACGAATGTAGAACAATAAATGGAACCTTAATATGTTATGCACAGGTTATACACAGGTTATGCACAGGGGGACGCAAAAAACACGCAGGCACATATATATATAAAAAGGGTACCCCCACAAAATTATGGAGGATTTGGACTTGTAGTTGTTGATAATCATTATTAATGGGGGAGTCCTCAAAATAGATTCACACAACACTGCACGAGGGATGCAATAGAGTCTATATAGTTATGTGTTGTATTGATTTGTGTTCCCTACAGGTATACCTTTAACCCTGGAAACTTAGTCACAAGTATATCATACTTTTTTAAAACTCACAATAGTATTTTTTTCTTTTTTATAAATACATTATAGTGTATAATACAATAATGAAAAAACAACCAAAGCATTTACTCTATGCTCATTTAGATGATGCAGGTCTCAGAGATTTAATTAAAGAGACAGCAGCTACCAGAAAAAAGGTAAACGCAGGTAGAGACTTAATTGAGATGAGACGTGAGTACATGAGAAGAGTTCTGGAGAGACGTATGGACAAAATAAAAAGAAAACAGAATACACCTAAAGAACAAAAGGTAAAGATGTTAGAAAATGCACAGCAGAAATATCAGAACTTTGCAAAGAATACATTACCTAGTGGACTATCAGCTATGCAAGAGAAGTTCTGTTTAGAATACACAGCTACAGGTGACGTATTAACTGCGTATCGTTCAGCAGGTTATAGTGATAGAAAGAATGATGCAGAGACTCGTGCTGAAGCTAAACGATTATTAAAGAATGATAAGATTGAAGAAAGATGTAATCAAATAAGATTGGACGCAATGAAGGACGTAAGTGTTAATATTAATGAAGTTGTAAAAAAGTTTATGGATGTTTACAATCGTGGTCTTGCAGAAAATGACCTAACTAATGCTAATAGAGCAATGGAGTTTATAGGTAAACATTTAGGTATGTTGATTGAACGTAAAGAAATTAAACAGGACATTACAAGTAAATCACCTGAAGAACTTGAACGTGAGATAAAGCATTATGAAAATGTTGTCAAATTGGAACAAGGTAATAAATAAAATTATTAATTATTTAATTAATATATTTGCAGGTATATTAATTTTCTGGGTTCTATATATGTTTACTATGGCAGGATGGAATACATTTTGTAAAGGATGTCCAGTTAAATGGTACACAACAAATGTTGAACCTTATATACCTAGACCTGAACCTAAACCTGAACCACCTGTTATAGAAGATGATGATGAAGACTGGGAAGATTCAGAATGGGAATAAAAATAATTAAGGGGACTACATATTGGTTTATGCCTTTAGACTTTGGTAGAAAGGTAAGACCAAAAGAATATAAATCACCAGTAATAAATTATGGACCTAATACAAAAACCAAGTAGTAACTTAATTAAACTAAGAGAGTTATATTTTCAAAAAGCAGTATTACAATCTAAAGATAGCTTTTTACATTTTATAGCTATGTTTGCACCTACCCTTGTACCTGATTGGTTAATGGGTAGACACATACATGTTATAGCTGATAAATTACAAAAGGTTGAAAGTGGAGAAATAAAAAGACTTATGGTGTTTCTTCCCCCACGTTCTTCCAAGTCAGTAATATGTTCCAAGTTATTTCCTGCGTGGTACGTAGGTAGACATCCACAACATGAGATATTAACTGTATCACACTCAGACCAATTAGCTTCAGACTTTGGTAGAAGTGTAAGAGACTTAGTTAATTATGATTTATTTAATACAGTATTTCCAGATGTACAATTACGTAGTGACGTAAGAGCAGCAGGTAAATGGAAAACAAATCAAGGTGGAACTTATTATGCAGCAGGTGTTCGTAGTCAAATTGCAGGTCGTGGTGCCCATGTTGCAATATTAGATGACGTAATGTCTGAAGAGGATTCCTTTAGTGAAACAGGTAGAAGATATGTAAAAGAATGGTACCCTTCAGGTTTACGAACTCGTATAATGCCTAATGGTTCAATTGTAATTATTAATACACGTTATCATGAAGACGATTTATGTGGTTGGTTATTAAGACAAGAATCACAAATAGAATTAGAAAATAAATGGGAAGTAATAAAGATACCTGCATGGGTAGACGAACCTTCAAGTAAATTGCTGAACTTACCAGTAGGCTCAAGTTATTTTCCTGAGTGGAAGCCAAGTGAAATACTAAAGAATGATGAAGAAGAGATAAAGGCAAGTAATGGCTCACGATATTGGGAGTCTCTCTACATGCAGAATCCTGTACCAGATACAGGTGGTATAATTAAAAAGAAGTGGATTCAGTGGTGGGATTATGATGAGCCACCTGCATGTGATTATATAATACAAACATATGATACTGCATTCTCTACAAAGACTACAGCAGATTTTAGTGTAATACAAACCTGGGGTATCTTTGAACATATGGAGACTGATTCAACAGGAAGAGAGAACTGGGTATCTAACTTAATACTATTAGGAAATGAAAAAGGTAGATTTGATTATCCTGCATTAAGAATGAAAGCACAAGAGTTATATGATTATCATAAACCTGATGTGTGTATCATTGAGAAGAAAGCAAGTGGACAATCATTAATACAAGATTTAAGACGTGCAGGTTTACCTGTGCTTGATTATATTCCTGATAGAGATAAGACTGCTAGAGTGTATGCAGCTACACCTATGATGGAGGCAGGACGTGTATGGTTACCTAAAGGTCATGAATGGAGTGACGACTTATATAGTGAAGCAATTACATTTCCAAATGCACGACATGATGACCAAGTAGACGCAATGACTATGGCAATACACTACATGAAAGAATCATGGAATTTAACTCATCCAGATGACCCTGATTATGAAGAAGGTTATGAAAGAAAAAAAAGGGTTGCATACTGGAAGTTTTAAGTATATAATAATACAATATTAACTGTGAAAGAAAATTTATGCCAACTGAAAAAAACCCCTTTGATAAGATAAGTTCTGATACTGAGAATGAAGTAGAAGAAATAGAAACAGAGAATCAAGAAATACTTCCTGATGAAAGTGTAGCTATGATGGAAGATGGTTCAGCAGTAGTTGACCTAATGGGTAATCCTGCTATTATGCCTGAAGAAGGTATGCCAGGAGGACACTATGATAATTTAGTTCCAACTCTTGATGAAGAACAATTACAAGAGATTGGTGCAGATGTTTATGATAAGTACGAATCAGATAAAGAATCAAGACAAGAATGGGAAGAAACTTTCCAAAGAGGTTTTGATTTACTAGG